TCTTCCGATCTTTTGGTATTTCGTTAATCTCGAAAATCGTACCCCCATTGGTACACCTAAATCAGCACACAGAATCGTCCGCTCGCTCTGCTCGCTGTTCCGCACATCAGCTGTCGCTCCTGTGCTCACTCACGCATTCACTCTACTGCGCTTAGCTCCGTGCACACAGCGTCCGCTCGTTGCATTTACAGTTTGCACTGAGTTAGTTTAAACTAACATGTGTTTAAAAAATAGTTAAAATATTAGTTAAAAAACAGTTGACATTTTATAAGTACAATGCTATAATATAATTACAGTAACGGAAAGAGCATTAAGAAAGGAGAAATAATATGAACCAATTAACAGACCAGGAATTAAAAACATTAAGAGAGGCAGAGGATATTTTATTTAACCATATTGAATACGGTATGAACAACGTTTTCGATAATGCTTTTTGCGAATTACATAAAGCTATTAATGAATACATGAAGCATAAAGTATTAGCAAAATCAATATATCGAATAGCTAGAGAGGAGTTGGAATAATGTCAGAATGGATAACCCATGCGCAAGTTCGCAGGCGTTTCCAAGATCACTTTTGTGAGACACTTTACGAACATCCAAATTTAGTAACACCAAAAAACGTAGAAGAATACGAACACATGAAAGACATAATGAGAGAGGAAAATGGAACAGCCTTGTCATTGTGTAACACAACCTACATAACCAACTTGCATTATGCTTTCATTTATAAATTAAAAGAAAGTGTATACGATAATGGAAAATACTATATTGCATATATAACAAATGATCAGCGCATAGATGTACCAATAAGTAAATCATTAATAAAGGAGGCATATTCATGGGTATTAGAAAAATTAAAAGAATCATAAAAATTGTAATAAAGGAAATTATTGCCGTTTTAGCATTAACAGCTTTTTTTCTTGCTTTATTTTATTGGGTTGCTGTTATAATAAACTTTTTTGTTCCGGCGCCATAAATTACCAATAGCATTTATTGTTACACTATTAAAATTGTTTCACGTGAAACATTGTAAAAAAGGAGAATAGAATTATGAAAAATAAAGAAAAATTTAAGAATGAAATAACAGATATAATTTGTGATGGCGATATTATAGCCGTTGATAAGGAAACACGTACACCTGTTCCTTGTAGTATCATTGCTTGTGATAAGTGTTTATTTTACAGTGAAATTGGTTGTTCTGATGCGTTAAATGTATGGGCAAATCAAGAATATAAAGAGCCTAATGTAATATCATATAGCGATAGACTCTTTCTTAATTTTATCAAAGCTGATTATGAGTATATAGTTAGAGATAAAAATGGTGAGTTATTCGTGTATGCGGGTATTCCTATAAAATATCAAGACAGAGGTATTTGGCTTGGGGCTCCTGGCGCAGGTATAAACAAGTTTAGTATTGTTTTTCCTATGATTAAATGGGAAGATGCACATCCTTGGAAAATATCTGATTTAAAAAAATTAAAAGTAGTAAAAAATTATTAAAAACTACTTGACATTTCAAGCGTAATCTGATATACTTAATAATGTAAGGAAGATAAATATTATCCAACTTGCAAATACCACACCATATAGGGCGGTGCACACAGCACCGTCCACTCACAAAAATAACAGATATCCCGACACCCATGTAGGCGAAAAAATCGGGGGGCAACGTGTAAAGGTTCGATTCCTTTTATCTGATTCGGCTTCATAAGAAGTCGTTCATTCAGCAGTCTAGCAAGTACAAAAAACAAAAAAGAAAGAGGTGAAAATGTAAAAATGGCAAGGGCAAGAAAAGTAACAAGAACTATCTCTTCAACTAAAGTTATCGTTATGTGTGTAGACACAGAGACAGCTAAGGTTAATAACTACGAGGTGACAATCGCAGGGACTTACACAGATGATAAGAAGCTTATGAAAGCAGTTACTAAAGTAGTAGAGACAGAAACACTTAAACCAGTATCAGTAGTTTCAACAGAAGTGATTGAGACACTGTACGGTATGGATGAACAGAAATTTATTGAAACGGCAGAGGTATTACAGCCAAGAGGCAAAAAAGAAGACACAGATGAAGTAGAAGAATAATTAAAAGAAAAAGGAGAAAAATAACAATGAGTAAAATCACAATCACAAAAACAAGTAGAGAATTAACAGAGGTAGAGCAGTATCTTATGACAATGGATGCAGGTATTACATCAATGAAAGATGTAGCAGACGGGACATCAATTCCCGTAGATGCCTACATTGAATTCAATGACACAAAGAAAGACGGTACAGAAGCAGATCTGCTTTCAATCATTACTGTAGATGGTAAGGTTTACAGCACACAGTCCGAAACTTTCAAGAGTTCTCTGAAATCAATTCATGAGTTGATGCACGGTAAGCCGTATGCAATTGTGAAACGTAGCGGAGAAACAAAAGCAGGTAGGCCATTTGTTGACTGCGGACTTGACGTCAACTCTGTAAAATAAGTGAAGTATTTTTTCATAGCAAATAATTTTCTTTCCTAAAATATAGTGGGGGTGGGCAGAACGCCTACCCTCTTTTTAATCTAAAATGTTTCACGTGAAACATCAAGATAGTATGAAACATAATAAAATGTGAGAGGTGTGATAAAATTGAAAAAAAGCAAATCAAAGTATAGTCAATACTATAAGCAATATCAGCGAAAAGTATCAGCATTAAGAAAACAGAATATCGAATTGCGTGGCGCGAACGTATACCAAACAGAAGCCCAGTTGCGTAAATGGGGGATACAAGGAAGAGACTTAGCAAAGATAACAAGACAGTTAAAAGCAGACATCAAGAACCTTTCAAAACAGGAAGCCTATTCAACAGCAACAGGGGAAATCTCAACAGTTGAGAAACTCAAACACGAACTAGCATCTGAAAGAGGTAAGCGTAGCGCAGAGATAAGGAAACGCAATAAGAAAGCTGAAAAAGAGTTTTGGTCTACAGACAAACAACCAACCATACACGATTTAAAGCATCCAGTACATTTAAAACAGCCACAAGTTGGAGATATGACTATTCAGCATTTTGTGGATGATTTTTTAGTACGAATAACAACTCCCGCTCCTATAGAAACATTATACGGTAATAGAAGAAAAAGAGCAAATTTTGAAAGGGCAGAAGAAGCACAATCAGCTTTATTAACGCTATTTCATAGTACTGTAAATAAAGATGGTCTAATAGATGTTGGGGAGCGTCTTGCTAATAATTGGGACGCGATTAAATTGCACTTGGAAGTAGTTTTAACAGATTCAAAAGGTGTAAATGTTGCTTCATCATTAGAAGCTATTGGAGAAATTATTAGCGGTAGAACGTTATCTGTTGTAGAACGTGATGCGTTAAATGATGAACAAGAGTCTTTTTATTCATGGGATATCGAGGACAACACGTATGAATAGTAAACGTACAACAAGAATATTCATGTGTGATTTTGAAACTACTGTATATGATAACCAAGACCATACAGAAGTATGGGCAGTTGCCATTGTCGAACTATTCACAGAGAATGTTACAATATTGCATCGCATTGAAGATATGTTTACATATTTTCGTGCTTTAGATACGAATATCATAGCATTTTTCCATAACCTAAAATTTGATGGCGCTTTCATTCTTGATTACTTACTAGCGCAGAAGAAATACCCGCAGGCACTAAATAACGATAACGGGGTATACTCGTGGAAAAAGAATAAGGAAATGCTAACCAATGAAGTACGTTATAGTATATCCGACAAGGGTATGTGGTATTCCATTACACAGAAACTACCAAACAATAAGTTGCTTGAATTTCGTGACTCTTTGAAACTGTTACCATTTTCTGTTGAAGTGATTGGTAAGTCATTCGCAACGAAACATAAAAAGTTAGACATGGAGTATACTGGCTACAGATACGCCGGGTGCGAGATTACAGAAAAGGAACGAGAGTACATTGCAAATGACGTTCTTGTGGTAAAAGAAGCGCTTGAAATCATGCTAAAACAAGGACATGATAAATATACAATAGGCTCTTGTTGCCTAGAAGAATTTAAAAAAGGGTATGACAAGACAGATTATGCGCAACTGTTCCCTGACATATACAAGATAGAAACGGGTATAACAAAGTATCCAACCTTTGGAGATTACATCCGAAAGTCATACCGTGGGGGATGGTGTTATCTTGTAAGAGGGAAAGAAAATAAGTTATATTATCATGGAACAACAGCAGACGTTAATAGTCTATATCCATCCATGATGCACTCCGACAGTGGGAACTTCTATCCAGTGGGCAAACCTCATTATTGGAGTGGAAACTTTATTCATGAGCAAGCCTTAAAGAAAGACCCGCAAGGCGACCCAAGATATTTTTTCTTACGTATTCGCACAAGGTTTCACGTGAAACATGGATACTTACCATTCATACAGATAAAAGGTTCACCACTTTACCGAGGCACAGAAATGCTAGAAACAAGTGATGTGTACAGTAAGAAACACGATAAATATTTTTCATACTACTATGACAGTGGAAACAATAGACATGAAGCTATCGTGGAAATGGTTGTAACGTGCACAGATTATTATTTAATGTTGGAACACTACGACTTATATGATTTTGAAATCATAGACGGTGTATGGTTCTATGCAATGAAAGGAATCTATGATGAATACATCAATAAGTACGCGGAGATTAAGAAGAAAAGCAAGGGAGCGCAACGCACTCTTGCAAAGTTGTTTCTTAATAATCTTTATGGAAAGCAGGCATCATCTAAAGATAGTTCATTCAAGATTGCATACGTGAAAGATGAAGAATCACTCGGTTTTATAAGGCAGGAAGAGAACAACAAGAAAGCAGGCTACATACCTTGTGGTTCTGCGATTACATCATACGCAAGAGAGTTCACTATACGAGCCGCTCAGAAAAATTACCATGGTGTGAATGAAAGAGGGTTCATCTATGCGGATACTGATTCTATACACTGTGATTTACTACCTGATGAAATAGTAGGTATAAGAGAGCATCCAACAGAGTTTAATTCGTGGTCATTGGAGTCATGTTGGGATATTGCTACATTTACTAGACAGAAAACATATATTGAACATGTAACACATGAAAACAGAGAGCCAATAGAAGAACCGTTTTATGATGTGAAATGCGCAGGAATGCCAAACAAGTGCAAAAATCTTTTTGTATTATCCATGAAAGGGAATGCAGATATAAACGGATATGTAGAAACAAGAACGGGTTCGCATAAAGAATGGACAGAAGATGAAAAACAGTTCTTATTTAAAGGTGATAAGCCTATTAAACGGGGTTTATCAGATTTTAAGATAGGCTTGAAAGTACCTGATAAGTTACGCCCAAAGAGGATGAAAGGTGGTGTGTTACTCGTTAATACAAGCTATGAAATGAGGTAATAAAAAATGAAAATTAGATTACAAGATATTGTAAAACATTGTGTTGCAATGCAGAAAGATTGTTATTTTTGTGTTTATCACATAGATGGGGAATGTTTAGTTAATATTGATGGCTTTACACCTAACGTGTTTTCTGAATATGTTGATGTATGTGGTAATTCACCTGAACTGGCAAAAGCATTATATACAAATGAGGAGATAGAATTGCATGAAAACGACAGTGAAAGAACTGATTGATGTTTGTACAAGTAGATTTGCCCGGGGTTGTGTTGACTGCCCATTTTATGAGTACAAGTGTTATATGCCAACTTACCCTTATATACCACGTGATGCAAAGAACAGCGGAAAATTTAAGAAAGAAAAAGAACTGAATAAAGAAGTCAAATTAAAATTAGATAAATAAAACAAAAAAGGTACAATGTTTCGAATATGAAACAAAGTACCTTTTTATTATATCATTGACTATCGGTGAAAACGGTCTAAAGTCTGTTACGACAAGGGAGCAACCCCGACCATAGAAACAGCGGTATCTTTCACCCGTGCGCCCTGCTTATATGTTTTTCGCTTTCTAACGATAGGTGATACCATTAATAACTAAGTGCCTGCAATACGGTTTCTTTGCATTGTAAGTCTTTAAATCGGAAACACCCACGCTCAAAGAAGTACCTCATATTAGATAAGAACAAGTCATTACTCTTTAACATAACATAGTTAATGTTGTGGTCATCAGTTGTAATGCTTATCCTATACGGGTATGTCTTATCTACTCTATCGTCACAATAAATAATACCTAAGTCCATATACTCTTTAATAGCATAGTCTCTACCAAGATATCTAAGTGTTGCCACATAAGTACATTCTCCTACTGGCTTTTCAATAAATGCATTACTGTCATTTAAGTAAGTAGCTTGTGCAGAATAAGCAACATAACCATCAGTGATAAATGCACGATTGAATCCACTTTCTGTCTGTGCCTTACTTGCACTTTCGTTATAACCCTGCTCTAGTACGAACCCATTTCCACGTAAAAATTTCGTATCAGATTTAAGTCTGTTTGAAATCTTCATGGCTGTATAATACGGATTAATCAATGACACAGGGTTAGCCATCATGTAAACAGGAACATAACGAACTTGTTTACCCTGTCCACGTGCAATAGAGGTATGAATTGAAATAAATTTTTTCACTTCATTTGCGCAATATCTATTTGTCTCACTCTGAAATTCATCAAAAATAAGACAGCTAATATCACTAAACATATGTGAGTTCTTCTTTACGGCATCTGCATTGTTAAGAGCCATGGCATAACCACATGAAACACCATCCAAAAATAATTCATGAAACTTTCCATGCATCATTGGTTTACTTGTCATTTCGTATTCAGGAAAAAATAATTCTTTAATGTCTTTAAAAAACTTCTCTGCTACGCCACTAAGCTCGTAATCGTATCTATATAGTAACCCAAACTTTTCACCTTTTGACAAAAATTTATTAACAACCAGTTTACCAAAATAGGTTGTCTTACCGCCTGTTCTGTTACTGGTTACCATATAAATCTCAGGTCTTTTATTGTTAAGGTCTAACAGACTTAATAGTTTTGTACCGTCATAATAACTCATTTTATCACCTCTTGTATATTATAGCATAAATAAGACAATCTGTCAATTATTAAAAACAATGTATTTTAATAGACACAGTATCTATAATTATACAGTGTATTGACAAAACATACATTATTGTGGTATAATTAAATAAGAAAGGCAGGTGATTAAAGCTATGGATGTAAATGCAGTAACTACAGCAATCTCAACACTTGGTTTCCCTATTGTAATGTGTGGAGCTATGTTTTGGTATATGCTGAAAGAAAAAGATGCACACAAAGAAGAAATGAACAGTGTAACAGAGGCGTTGAACAATAACACATTGATTCTACAGAAGTTATGCGACAGACTGGATGGTGACAAGGATGGCGGTGTATAACGTACACGCAGGACACTCATTAAAGTGTAGAGGTGTAAGTGATTTACTGGACGAGGTAACAGAAAATAGAGCTGTTAAAAATAAGCTAATCGAACTGTTAAGAGCGAATGGGGATACAGTATATGACTGTACAGATGACTACAGTACAACACAGTATACTAACTTATACTCTATTATTTCTAAATGTAACGCACATAATGTTGACTTAAATATTTCAATTCACCTAAACAGTGCAAGAAACGACAGAGTAGGTGACGGAAAATGCGGTGGGGTTGAAGTATATGGTTGGGATGATAAAATCTATGGTGTAGCCTATAAAATTGCCGAGAACATTGCTAACACTCTTGGTATTGGTTTTCACGGCGCTCCAGTAAAGTACAATAAAGAACTGTATGTGCTTAGAAATACAAAAGCAAAAGCAATTCTTATTGAATGTTGTTTTGTAGACGATAGAGATGATGTTGATCGTTGGGATTCTACAAAGTGCGCTATGGCTATTGCATCAGCACTTGGGTGTAAAACAAATGTTTCACATCACCCTAGTGATTCGGGTCAAGCGTCCAGTGGACAGTTGGGAGATGAAACATATTTTCCAGTATTCAAGTCAAGTAGTTGTTCCATTGTAGATTGCCTGAAATCAATCGGTGTAGATTCCAGTTATACGTATCGTCAGCGTATCGCAAGTAAAAACGGTATTGCAAACTATAAAGGGTCAGCACCACAGAATGATAAACTTGTTTCTCTTGGTAAAAAAGGTAGATTGATGAAGCCATAGAAAGGTAAAAAATAAATGCCAAGTATTGATACAGCTTATTCGTGGGCAATACAAACTTGTAACGCACCAAATGTTGGGTATTCACAAACATATAGAAATAGACAGACAGTTGGTGGAATTACTTATTACGACTGCTCTTCATTTATCAATTATGCACTGGTTGCAGGCGGTTTTGAAACGCCTCGTTATGCGCCAAACCATAACGCTTTTACAACATCTTCAATGATTTCCTGTTTATTAGAACTAGGGTTCACAGAAGTAGATTCCAACGGAGAATATAAAGCGGGTGACATTGGATGGTCAAGCGGGCATACAGAAATGTGTTATTTAGGTGGTGACGGTAAGGGTGTTTTCATGGGTGCACATACAGACAATGCCCCATTAGAATACCAAGTAAGCATAGGTAATACAAGCGGAAATGTTAACTACCAACGTAGCTTTACAAGATTATTCAGATATGGTAGTGGTGGGGCAACTGGATATGGTGCAAGCATTTATGTAGTATCAGCACTAGCAGGAAATGCTTGGCGAGAGTCGCATATTAACCCAACATTAGGTCAACAAGGTGGCACAGCATTCGGTATTTTTCAGTGGGATGGTTCAAGACGTGAAGCGTTATACACATGGCTAGAAGCGAATGGTTATGAGCGTACAGACCCTGTTGGGCAAATGAAATACTTAGTTGTAGAAAATGACTGGCAAGGTGAATTTGCAGGAATTACTTCCTTGCAAGAGTTCTTGACTAGCAGTAGCACGAATATCCCACAGTTGGTTGAAGCTTTCGAGACATGTTGGGAACGTGCGGGAGTTCCTGCCTTACAAGAAAGAATTGATTTTGCATATAAAACATATGATTATATTCAGCAACACGCAAACGATTCAAGTATTACAACATGGGAAACAGAACCTAAGTATTATCTATCAGAATCACAGGCACTTAACAATGCTGTGTTAATGTACCGGTTTTATAGTGCAGGCGGTGGTGGCGGTGGTACGCCATCTAAAAGAAAGAAAAGCATGCCTATATGGATGATGATTCGTTATAACTTTTAGAAAGGAATATGATTATGGCAGTAAGAACAAGAGAAGAAATTTTAGAGTCAATTCGTGCTAGAGCTGGTGAACAGATGGATGATGAAACGATTGCATTTTTGGAAGACGTTACAGACACACTTACCGACTTTGAAACAAGGGCAAATGGTGATGGCGAAGACTGGGAACAGCGTTATAAAGATAATGACGCAGAATGGAGAAAGAAATATATAGAAAGATTTTTCAGTGCTGAACCACAAGTAGCAACACCTGAACCAAAGGGTGATGAAAGCACGAAACCGAAAACTTTTGAAGATTTATTTAAGAAAGGAGAATTTTATTATGGCAAAAAGAATTGCAACAAGCACGCTTAATGCTTCAACGATTGACATTATGAACGTCATTAGACAGAACGCAAGTTATGATTATCAACAGAGTGTACCTGAAGTAACAACATCAGAAGACGTTCCTAAAGTAGGGGAGATTATTTATGGGACACCCGCATTCGCTAACCAGTTTTTAAATGCGCTAATTAACCGTATTGCTACAGTACGTATGCAGAGCGCGACATTTAATAACCCTTATTCACAGCTTAAGAAAGGGTATATTGAATTCGGTGAAACAGTAGAAGATATTTTTGTGTCTATTGCGAACGCTGTTGAATTTTCAGCGGAAAAAGCGAGTGCAAGAGAATTTAAAAGAACATTCCCTGATGTACGTTCAGCATTTCACACAATGAACTGGAGAGTTATGTATCCAGTAACAATTCAGGATGAAGATTTAAAACAGGCATTTTTATCCATGGATGGCGTACAGTCACTTATTGCTAAGATTGTAGACAGTGTATATACTGCATCCGAGTATGATGAATTCCTCATGTTCAAATATCTACTGATTAAAGCAATCGCACACGGTCAGATGAAGCCTAAGTCTATCGGTGATGGTACAGACCTGAAAGAGGGCGCTGTGCAGTTTAGAGCAACATCTAACTTACTCCCATTTATTAGTGCAGACAATAACATTGCAGGAGTTAAAACAAATACACCTAAAGAGAGACAGGTTATTTTTATGGACGCTACTTTTAATGCACAGTTTGATGTGAATGTGTTAGCTAGTGCGTTTAACATGGAAAAGGCAGATTTCATTGGAAGACTTCATATCATTGATAACTGGACAGAATTTGACAATGACAGATTTGAAGTTATCAGAGCTAATTCAACAGGTATTGAAGAAGTAACAGCAGAAGAACTTGCTTTGCTTGCAAATGTAAAAGCTGTTATCTGTGATGAAAATTGGTTTCAGGTTTACGACAACAACAACAAATTCACTGAAAAATACGTGGCAAGCGGATTGTATTGGAATTACTTCTATCACACATGGAAAACAATTTCAACTTCACCATTCGCTAATGCTGTAGTATTCGTTACAAGTGGCGCAAACATTACAGCCCCTGCTACAATTACAGTACACGTTGACACAAAGGATGAAGCAGATTACGCGACAGTATTTGCAATGTCTCCAAAATTTGAGAATGCAGGACTTGAAGCTCAGAATGTAAACTTCATTCAGACAGAAGCTATGACAAGCGCAGGTATTGCAATGCAGAAATATGGTGTGCTTATGATTCCAAAGTCACAGCTTGCTACAGAGATTGCGCTTGAAGCAGAAATCAATGGTGTTAAGTACAAGGCAACTAAAACAAATGTAACAGGAACTACCACAGTTGACACAGCTATTGAATTAACAAAGCAGGGGTAATATTAAAAAATAGGGTGCTATGATAGTGCCCTATTTTAATAAAAGGAGAAAAAAATGTATATCAACCCTAATTCTGATATAAAATTATTGCATAACGTACCACTTGATAACACATATGAGCATACAATATATTTTAATACTGATACAGAACAATACAATTACTTTTCAAAATACGTGAAAAAAAGCTTTAGCAACCAATCCTATTTAAGGGTGAATAAAGGCGTGGCAAGAATGGATGTAAAGGCAGACGATATTTATGACTGTAATTATATGATGTTTAGAAACACAGCTTATGGTAGTAAATGGTTTTATGCTTTTATTACAAGTATTGAGTATGTAAATGATAATTGCACAAACGTTACTTTTGAAATTGATGTTATGCAGACGTGGTTTTTTGTTCATAATGTTGATAAGTGCTTTGTAGAGAGAGAACATCCAGTATCAGACCAAATAGGTGAGCATTATGAACCTGAAAACATTGATACTGGTGAATATGTGTTTAATGACTACAGAAATCTTGACCCGGCATTTTCACCAATGGCTGTGGTTGTTATGGTTAGTGATGTGTCTGAATCACCAGACGGTGAACTATATAACGGTATATACGGTGGTTGCACACTATATGCTTTTAATTCGACAGATAGTGAAACTATAACCACTTTTTTATCGCATTATGATCAAGCACCCGAAGCAGTTGTATCAATATATATGCTACCAACAATATGCATAGAGCAACCCCTTAAAAATGGTGAAAAGACCCGCTTATATAAATCAGATGTGTGTAAATATAGAACAGTTACAGTTCAAACACTAACTGATAGTACATTTATAGATGGGTATACACCTAAGTGTAAAAAGTTATACACATATCCATATAATTTTTATTACGTAAACACAGGAACTCAAAGTGCTGTTTATAGATACGAGCTGTTTGACGATTTACTCCCACAATTTAGAATAGATACCCCAGTGACATACCCTGTTCAAATTTTAATGAGACCTATGTATTATAAAGGTTGTAAAGATACACCACTTAATTCTGAAGGTATAACATTAACAAATTATCCGTTGTGTAGTTGGCGCACAGATGCTTTTAGAGCGTGGCTTGCACAAAACAGCCTACCTATTGCGACAACAGCTATTTCAAGTGGTTTAAGTATTGGACTAGGTGCAACTGGTATGATTCCATTAAGTGACACAAAAAATAACATGAATAAAGCAAGTAATTTGCTAATGCAAGGATACCAAGCTAGCATTAAAGCGGATATAACTAGAGGAAACATATACAGTGGTTCTGTCGAGATATCCAGTAAAAGTAAAGGTTTTTACGGCGGTAGATGCAGTATCACAAGTGAATACGCTAAAATGATTGATGATTATTTTAATATGTATGGTTACGCGGTTAAAAGAGTAAAACACCCAAACTTTAGCAGTCGACCGCATTGGAACTATGTGAAAACGGTTGGGTGTTGCTTGACAGGAAGTGTACCTGCGGATGATATGAAAAAACTGTGTAGTATTTATGACAATGGTATCACATTTTGGAAAAATGGTGATGAAATCGGTGATTATTCGTTAGATAACAGTCCAGTATAAAGAGAGGTGAGAACAGTGGGGAGAAGAAAAAGAACAAACTTTGAAGATAGTGCAACTACAAACACTCTAACGTATATGCAATATTTAAGACGTTTGATGGAACTATCTATGTCTATGTTTGAGTGGAAAAATTTACCTAGTACAGTAGACCCTCGTTATATTGAATTAAGATTATTTGAAACTGGTAGCGTTGTATTCTTTAAAGATGATGTGCTAGGCGAATTATGTCTTGACTGTATTCAGCAAGGTAATTTCGACGTGTATGGTAACCCTATCACAAGACGCGCTTATTCCTGTTATAACAATTATCAAAAAGTTCTAAATGATAAAGACAGTGTTATCATATGGAATAATTATCTTAGAACAAACAGTGTAACAGATATCCAGTTATATGCTAAAAGGTTATGGGACTTAGACAGGAGTGTTGATGTTAACGCAAAAGCGCAAAAAACACCTATTCTGGTTCAATGCAATGAAAAACAAAAACTTTCAATGAAGAATCTGTATATGCAGTATGACGGTAATACGCCTGTTATCTTTGCTGATAATAATATTGATATAAATGGTGTTAAGGTAATAAGTACTCAAGCTCCTTATGTTGCTGATAAGCTATATCAATTAAAAAATCAGATATGGAATGAAGCATTGACTTATCTTGGTATCAGTAACTTGAACATTAACAAGCAAGAAAGACTTATCACAGACGAGGTGTCAAGTTCACAAGGTAGTACAATAAGTTCAAGATATAGTAGGCTTGAGTGCAGAAAGCAGGCTGTTGAAAAAATCAATGAAATGTTCGGCTTAGATATTGAAGTTGATTACAGAAAAGATTATCAAGATATTGACTTAAATATGCCAAGTGGTGATGGTACGACGGGTGGTGATGGAAATGAGTAAGTACACAACCGAGGTACGTTTTATATGCGAGAGTAAGAGCGGGTTATCTGAAAGTAAAGGTTGCGACAGCGTTGACGAAGTGCTTGAAAAGAGCTGGAACAAGATTTTTACAACTAACTGCACTTTCTTTGATGAATCATACAGAAGTGTTTTATGTAAAAAGATTTTGAAACATTACTATTTACGTGAAATTGGTTCTGAAGCTGTTGGAATATGGAAACTGTGGATGAACACGAAACTTGAGGAAATCATGCCATATTACAATCAGCTTTATGAAAGTGCTAAGATTAAGTTTAACCCTATGCATGATGTTGATTTAACTAGAGAACATAAAAGAACAGAAAATGAAACAGCTAGCGGTAACAGAAATACAACAAATAATAATACAACTGATGTTACAAGTAATAGTACAACTAATAGAACAACAACCAGTGATGAAAATAAAAAAGATTTGTACAGTGATACACCACAGGGTGCATTGACTGGTGTTGAAAATGAAACGTACTTAACAAATGCAAGAAAGATAAATGACTCTGTAAACGGAACTGATGATGTAAATGTAAATAACACAGAGAAAAATGTTGGTGTTTCTACAGGCAAAGAAACAACGTCAAGTAATGTGGATACAACAGAGGATTATCTTGAAACACTTGTCGGAAAACAAGGAACAGAAAGTTTTAGCAGTCTTTTGAATAAGTTTAGGGAAACATTTTTGAACATTGATATGTTAGTTATTGAGGAGTTTAGCGACTTATTCTTTGGTCTTTGGTAGATTGAAAAAAAGGTAGGTGTTGTGAATGTTAGAAACTTTTAAATTTTGGTGCTTTAAAGTGCTACCATTAGTTTATGATGACAGTTTAAGTTATTATGAATTGCTATGCAAAGTAGTTGATTATATTAACAAACTGATTGAACAAGATAAGGCGTTTGGTTGTGAAATTGAAAAGCTAAAGCAGGAAATCTCTGTTGTGCAAAACTGGATTAAAAATTTTGATACAAGCTATGCAGAAGAAATTATAAAACAGTATATTGCTACAATGATTTTCGTAGAAATCAGTGACAGCGGTTATATTGTTTATTACATCCCGAGTAATTGGAAAGATATTGTTTTCAATACAACGCAGTTAGATATTGAAATTAACGGTTATGACTATGGAAGATTAGTTTTAAGTTATTAAGAAAGGTGGTTTATTATGAGCACAAGACAGTATATTGGTGCAAGATATGTACCAAAAATTTTTAATAACCCTAATGGGAGCGCGGAGTGGATTAAAGAGACCTCTTATGAAGCATTAACTATTGTATCTTATTTAGGTAATAGTTACACCAGTAAAAAACCAGTTCCAGTTAATACAGATATAACTAATAGTGAATATTGGGTAATTACTGGCAACTATAATGCTCAAGTAGAAGAATATAGAAAAGAAGTTGAGCTGTTGAGATGTTGGGTTACCCCTCAAATGTTTGGTGCTAAAGGTGACGGTATAACAGACGATACAGACGCATTTATTGAGGCGTTTACACATAAGACTGTTTTAATTCCTAACGGTACATATGTAATTAAAAAAGGGTTATCATTTGGTGGAACTATTATAGGTGCAGACGAAACAAACACAGTTATTTTATTTAAAGGTCTAAGCACCGGTGAATATGCGTTAACCGTTACATCCAATTTTACATCAATTAATAACTTGACAATTATTGGTGAATATGTAGCTAATAACGCGTCAAGTAAAGATTTTAACGGCATTAAATGTGAGCGTGTGTGGAACTTAAATTTTACAAACTTACAAGTTAGAAAATTTACAACTGCGTTATACTTAAATTATTCGTGGAATAACTTTTTTAAATGCGCAACATTTTCTAGTTGCGAAACAGGCATTTTAGGCGAGTCTGAAATTAATAACGTAGTATTAGAGGGTTGTTTCGTAAAATATAACACTAACGGTTTCATAAAAAAAGATGGTGCAAATGTGTATCTAACAGGCTCTGATTTTAGCTATAATAAAATTGGTTATAAACAAGAGGGTTTAGGCATAACTAGTGTTGAAAGTTGCTACTTTGAAGATAATGAGACGTCTATAGCTCAAACCTATGGCTTAAAGCAACCCGATTTAATCACAATACATGGATGTTCATTTTATAGTGGTAAACGTGAAACTGAAACCGTAATTAAAATAACAAGCGGTAACTATAGGATAACAGGTTGTTACTTTAAAAATATTGGTAATTATAGACCATTACTAGCAAATAAAACATTAATTATGAATGACTGTAAAATAACAGGTAATTATAATACGAACAATACTAGAAATATTCCTAGTATACCTTTCTACCATGTTGAGGATTCAAGTATATATTTATCACTTAATTATGATGGTGTAGCTACACTAATAATGAATGGTATTGGGATAAAAGAAAACAATATTATCTTTACATTGCCAGACAACTTTATACCTTTTTCAACCTTAGTTGGTTATGCTACTTTTAAAACTATTGACGGTGATAGTATAGACATTGAAGTTACGTTAAATACTAACGGCAATGTTACTATTGATAAGTTACCAAATAAAGTATACACAAAGGGAAATTTAACATTATCATACGTTACGGTAAACAAGTAAATAAGTAAAATATAATAGATAAACCACAGTGCTTATAACAAGTGATGTGGTTTATCTATAGCTTTTCTAAATATATTGATTTTATCAGTACTTTATGCTCCATATAAAAATTAATAGCTTTATGTAATTCACAAAAAAGCACTATCAAAAACGTTGTTCATATTATTTCTCCTTTCTTAATGCTCTTTCCGTTACTGTAATTATATTATAGCATTGTACTTATAAAATGTCAACTGTTTTTTAACTAATATTTTAACTATTTTTTAAACACATGTTAGTTTAAACTAACTCAGTGCAAACTGTAAATGCAACGAGCGGACGCTGTGTGCACGGAGCTAAGCGCAGTAGAGTGAATGCGTGAGTGAGCACAGGAGCGACAGCTGATGTGCGGAACAGCGAGCAGAGCGAGCGGACGATTCTGTGTGCTGATTTAGGTGTACCAATGGGGGTACGATTTTCGAGATTAACGAAATACCAAAAGATCGGAAGA